GTTATGTTAGGAAAATCATGGGTATGCATATAATTGGATCTACTGAACATGCTTATTCTGCCATTTTAACAAAAGAAATTATAGATGGTATGATGAAATCCAATGTATGCCATGAAGAACAATTTAATTATGGTTTAATTGAAGGAACAGCTGCAAGTTTTCCTGTTGTAGATTTAATGGATCAGGTACAGGAAGAAATAGTTGATGGAATTTCCAGAAATATGCCAGAAGGTAATTTTGCATATGTGGGAGAGTTGCCATATCTTTCGCGTCTTGGAGCAAAAACAAATATAACAAAACATGAGTTTCATGGTATTTTTCCCGTGACAAATGCTCCTGCTAATTTGAGTGTCTCTGAAGTCGATGAAGAACATATTCATTTGCTTGATATAGACTGTACTGGAGAACCAAATTTGGCAACCACTAGGATAAAGAAATATGGAAAATCTTTTACAAATGTTGTAGATCAGGAAATTCTTGATGATATGGAATCTGATATGTGTAACTATTATAGTGATTTAATGAACCATTTAGATTTAGGACCATCTTCAATGGACGATGTTTTGAATGGAAAAGAGGGGGAAGAAGCCTCTCATCCATTAGATTTAAGAACTAGTGCTGGACTACCTTGGTCTGGTACTGCACAACACCGTAGTTTTAAGAAAGATCATTATTTTTCAACATCATCAGTTTTAAATTCGTTTAATGCTCTTGTTGTCAAGCGTGAAATGGCTGACAATGAGGAATCACGAAACCTCCAGAAAATTATGAAGGAGACCGAAGCTCTTGCACAGAATAAGGTTCGGACTCTTTCTCTGGTTAAGTGTTGTCTTAAGGATGAAACTCGTCCTCTAGATAAGGTACACAAACCAAGAGTTTTTATGGCGTTTCCATTAGATAAAGTTCTTCTAATGAGAAAGTATTTTCTTAAATTTAAAACTGAATGGACAAAATTAGGCTTAAAAATGCAACATGGGGTTGGGATTAATGTCACATCTCCACAATGGACCTCATTGTATAATCATATGATGTCGAAAGGGAATGAAGCCTGTGATGCTGACTTCGGAACCTTTGACGGAAATTTGCGTAGGGATTTTATGTTAACTGCTTTTAATGTGATTGTAAAAACTATTATTAGTTCCATGCGCC